GGCAACGGTTTGACCGTTCCCAGATTTACGCGAACTGTGTCACCCAGCGCGATTACTACGCCGCTAAGGGACATGGGGCGCTTCCCGATTTGAGCAGCTAACCCGCTGCCACCAAGTGTGGTTCCGCTCTCGGTGGCTGGAGCGGGACCGCAATTTTCAAGCCACTTGCCACCACAGAAGGAGCCACCCATGAGCGCATCCGCGAAGAAGGACGCCCCCGAGGACAAGGGGGGTGATGCCAGAATGTCGGAGCTGAAGAAGTCGAAGTTGCTCTGGCATTCGTAAAGCGAACGCTCCCTGGACCCCCACGGGCTACGGATCTCAGACCGCACTTTTCGCCGAGAGGCTGAAGGACCATTACGACCTGACGATCAGCGCCTTCTACGGGCTGGAAGGGAACGTTCTGCCGTGGAATGGCATTCCGGTTCTGCCGGGGCAGGCCCAGACCTACGGGAACGAAACGATCATCGAGCATTGTCAGGCAACGCAGCTTGACGAGGACTCGCTGGTGGTTGCCCTGATGGACGCATGGGTTCTCGACGCGAACGTGTGGGGCGCTTTGCCGCTCGCGTGTTGGGTGCCGGTCGATCACGACCCCGCCCCGACCCCGGTTACCGGGTTCTTCAAGCAGTCGGGCGCTGTCCCGATCGCCATGTCCAGGTTCGGCGAGGCGAAGCTGCGTGAGGCCGGTCTGGACCCGCTGTACGTGCCGCACGGTGTGGACACGGAGGCTTACAAGCCCCACAATCGCGCCGAGGCCCGGAAGGAAACGGGGCTCCCCGAGGACTGTTTCATTGTGGGGATGGTTGCGGCGAATAAGGGCAACCCGTCCCGTAAGTGTTTCGCGGAGGCGTTCGAGGCGTTCCGTGCTTTCCATGCGAACCATCCGACCTCGAAGCTGTATGTCCATGCGGAGGCGACGGGACGGTTCGGCGGGGTGTACCTGCCCGACTTGATCCGTTCGGTGAACCTGAACCCTGACGCGGTGATCTTCCCTGACCAGTACCGGGCGGTTCATTTCCCGCACAAGCCGGAATACATGGCGAAGATTTACTCCAGCATGGACGTGCTGCTCTCCCCGTCCGCCGGGGAAGGGTTCGGCATCCCGGTCATTGAGGCCCAGGCTTGCGGTGTTCCGGTCATCGTCAGTGATTTCTCCGCGCAACCGGAGCTTTGCGGTGCCGGCTGGCTGGTTGAGGGTGTCCACACCTACACGGCGATTGGTTCCTTCCAGTTCAAGCCGTCGGTGAAGGACATCCACGAAGCCCTGAAGTCGTGTCATCGCCGCACTGGTCGTGACATTGGCACCCATGCCCGTAACGCCCGCGCCCACGCGGAGAAGTACGACGTGGATCTGGTGCTGAAGGACTACATGCTTCCGGCGCTCGAGGAGGCTAGGGCACGTTACGCGGCTCGGAAACCGAAGACGCTGAAGGCCGCGGCGTGAACGTAGCGTTCATCTACGACCCCGGCTGTCTAGACGGCTCCAGGGGTGGCGCTGAACTAGCGATGGACGAGTTCGCGGACCTCGCCCCGGACGGCGTGAACATGACCTCTGTTGAGGAGGCCGACACGGTTGTCATCGGCAACTGCGTCCATGTGCCGTTCGACATCGCCGCCCAGCTTCAGGACAAGACGGTGTGGCGCTTCCACCATGACCTCGCACGGGACGAAAGCCCTGACCTGTGGGACTGGCTTGCGGAGAACGCCCGCCACATCTTCACCTCGCCCCTTCACGTCAAGCTGTACGGCTGGCAGGGCGAACACGATCTCGTCCCACCCTGCCCGCGTCTCGCGGATTTCAGGCCGAACCGGGAGACACGCCGCCACCCGAAGCGTGAGGGAATCGTCACGGTCGGTTCTTGGCAGGCCCCGAGCAAAGGTGCCCGTCTGGTTTCCGAGGCGATTTACAAGGACGAGCTCACCGCTGATTGTTACGGCACCGGGGCGTTCCCGCCTTACGGTGACCGCATCACGCAGAAGGGTCCGGTTGACCACAGGGACCTTCCGGGAATCCTTCATCGTTACGAGCAGTTCGTGTTTCTGCCGATCGCCCCGGAACCGTTCGGGCGTTGCGTGGCGGAAGCATGGGCGGCGGGGTGTGACGTGATGACGAACGACCTTGTTGGCGCGAAATGGTGGATTGAGAACGACCCGGACAAGCTCTGGACCGCCGCCGAGGATTTCTGGAGGCTCGTATGTCAATAGACATCATCGTGCCGACCGTTACGGGCCGGGAGTCCTCGCTGGAACGGTGCCTTGAATCGTTTCCGGGTTTCAACCACATTGTCGTGAAGGACTTGCCGACGTGCGGCGAGGCATGGATTGAGGGCATCAAGCGTTCCTCCGCCGACCACATGCTGCTTTGCGCCGATGACATCGAGGCGCACCCCGACCTGGACCTAGCCGTTTGCGTTGAGGCGGTCGAGGACGGTTACCTGCCCGCACCGATCGTTTACCGCCCGAACGGAAGCATTGAGTCCGCCGGCGGGGATATGGGGTCCCCAGGATGCCTCCTAACGGACGTTCAGCCCGATTGGACCCCTGTGGACTTCACACCGATGCCGTTCTGGTCACGGGAGCAGGCCCGGAAGATTCGCATGATTCCCGCGCACTACATGACCGACGTGTGGGCCAGCCATCGCGGACGCCAGCTCGGTTACGAAACGGTGCTCCGTCACGACTACCGCCTGATCCATCATCACGAAATGGTTGGCAGGCGCTTCGACACCGGCGGCGACCATCAGATCTACGACGAAGCGATGAGCAATGCCGAATCCTGACGTTTACGCCTCGCACATGAGTGTCCTGAAGGCATTGCTGAACACTCACCGGCCAAAAAGGGTCCTCGAGTACGGGGCGGGGCTTTACTCCACGCCACTGTTCCTCAGTCGTCCGCACGTTGAGCAGCTTGTGTCGGTCGAACCGGACCCGGATTGGCGGCACTGTATCCGCAGCCTCCATGACGACCCCCGCCTTCACATTCTCGCCGCTGGGGATTTCCGCCCTTCCGACTTCGATCTCGTCTTCATTGACAACGGGCAGGACGGCGCGGAACCGCTCGGCGCTGAACGTGCCGCAACGATCCGTCAGGTCCTTTCCCAGAAGCATCCCATTGTCGTTGTTCACGACGCCGAGTTTCCCGAATACGCCACCGCCATCGAGGAGTACGCCATCAACTTTTCCGTGTTTCCCACAGCCCCCGACACCTGCGTGATCCACCCATGAGGGTTCTTATCACCGGGAGCCTCGGCACGATCGGTGTTCCGCTCACGTTCGAGCTGTCCGACCGCGGCCATCAGGTTTACGGCACCGATGTTCGGCACACCGACCAGGAGGTTGAAACCTTCATGCGTTCGGACGTGGCCGATTACCGGCAGCTCCAGAGGGTGTTCCACGAATACAAACCTCACGCCGTGGTCCATCTAGCGGCTGAGTTTGGACGCCATAACGGGAACCGCCATTACGAACAGGTGTGGCGCACCAACCTGATCGGCACCCACAACGTCCTTGAACTTTGCGACATCTACGGAAGCAAACTCATATTCGCCAGTACCTCCGAAATCTACGGGGAGTGCGAGGAACCGTGGCTGACGGAGGATCTGTCAGAGAAGATCCCGTTGCGGCAGCCGAACGAGTACGCGCTGTCCAAGTGGGCGAACGAGCAGCAGATCCTGAACTACACCGCCCGCCACGACGTTGAGGCGGTCAGGCTCCGGTTCTTCAACCTGTACGGGCCGGGGGAGAACTACCACCCGTTTCGTTCGGTGGTGTCGCTGTTCTGCCATCGCGCCCTGAACGGCATCCCCTGGGACGTTTACGAAGGGTACTCCCGAACCTTCATGTACGTGGACGACTTCATTCCCACGCTCGCCAACGCGATCGACGCGGAGGCGGGAAGCGTTTATAACATCGGCGGCAACGACTACCGCTCGATCCGTGAGCTCTCCGACCTCGTGCTGAACGAAACGGGGGCCAACTCGGACCTCGTTACCTACTTGCCCGAGGACGTTCACAACGTCAAGTCGAAACGTCCTGACAACTCACGGGCCATCGCTGACCTCGGCCACGACCCGAAGGTGACGCTCGAGCAGGGCGTCCCGCTGACCCTCGAATGGATGGAGTCGAAATGACCCGTTACAAAGTTACCGGCACCCAGCCGGTCCTTGACCAGCAGCCCGGACACATCTTCGAGGCGGACATCCCCTCCGAGCTTGAGGCGTACCTGTTCGCTATCGGTGCCATCAAGGTGCTCGACAAGGCTTTCGGCAAGACAGAGAAGCCGAAAGTGCTTGACGCCCCGCTGTCGCTACCCGAGAAGCCGAAGAGTGCTGACCGCTGACCAACTGACCGCGATGCGGTCAACGATGACCGCTTCCCTTGCTGGGACGGCGATCATCCAGACCCAGAGGTACCAGTCGGATGGCGGCGGTGGCGGCACGACCGTTTGGACGAACGCCGGCACAGCTAACTGCCGCATCACCACGTCGATGCCGGGTGACGAACGGGTTCAGGGCGGTCGCATTCACCCGGACACCGAATACATCCTCACCCTCCCCGCCGAAACGTCGGTGACGGACGACTCCCAGATCCTTTACGGCTCGCAGACGTTCGCTGTCACCGCGATCCATGCCCCGCGCACCTGGGAAGTTTCCCGTCGCGTGGAGCTGAAGGAAGTTGCCTGATGGGTTCCTTCAAGCCCTACTCCACACTTGCCCAGAAGGGCGGCGCGGTGCTGGTCAACGACATTCCAGAGATCCAGGGGGACCTGAAGGAAGTGGTTGGTGAAGCACTGAAGGCAGGTGCCGAAGAGATCGCCGAGATTGCCCGCCGGAATGCCCCGGTCGGCAGCGGTCGCGACCCGCACCCCGGTCGCCTTCGTGACTCCATTGAGGTCATTCAGGTCAACGAACCGGGACAGGTCGGCTATCGCGTGATCGCCGAGGCGCAGGCCGACGCCAATGGCCGAGAGGGAATGCCTTACGCCGTTCTGGTGGAGTTCGGCAGCGCCCACAACCTTCTTGCCAAGCCGTTCCTGATGCCCGCGTTCTTCGAGAAAGAAGAGCAGGTTGTGGAAGATGTCTATGAGGCGTTGAAGGAACTATGAGCACCGCCGTCCGCGAAAGCCTTTACGCGAAGCTCGCCGCCACATCCGGCGTGACCTCCAAGCTAGCTACTACCACCTCCATCTACCACGGGCAGGCACCACCTAACGCCGCCTACCCCCTCGTCGTGTTCTCGAAGATGGCGGGCACCAAGACCCGTGCGATGGGCAACCCGAATGCCTTCAACCGTGAGGTATGGATGGTCAAAGCGATCGACAAGGGCGGAAGCTCCAAGGTCGCCGAGTCCATCGCCGAAGCGGTCGACACCGCCCTTGATGGCGGAACGCTAACTGTCACGGGAAAGAAACTTGCTGACCTTACCCACGTCTCTGACGTGGACTATCTGGAACCCGAAGGGGACCAGATCTACAGGCACCACGGCATCAACATCGCCGTTGTCCTGACTGCTCCATAGCCACCACTCCAGCCACCACTGCGGGAGGCGCGTTTGGCGCGTTCTCCGCTCCCAGGCGCTCCCGCGCTTCCCAGCAATCCAACTCCAAAGGAGTGAGTTCACTATGGCGAAAGAGATTCTTCGCTCAGTAAAGATCACGGTCAACTCCGTGGATCTGTCAGACCATTGCTCGCAGGTGTCCCTCGAGGACACCGCTGCCGAGGTCGATACCACCGCGTTCGGCCAGGGCTACAGCGACATCCAGCAGGGCATCAAGAACGCCAGCATTTCCGCGACGTTCTTCAACGATCACGCTTCCGCGTCGGTCGCCGACACCCTCCAGCCCCTGTACGCCTCGGGCGGCACCTTCAACGTGAAGGTCTGGCCCGATTCGGCAGGCACCGTTGTTTACACGCAGCTGTCGCGTCTGATGCAGCGTCCGATGCTCGCCGGCGGCGTTGGCGAGGCCAGCACCCAGGACGTGACGTTCCAGAACGCAGGCACCGCCGGAATCACCCGCGGCACCTCGTGACGTTTAGGGGGTCGGGCATCCGTCCGGCCCCCAGGCCACCGGCTTTTTAGCCACCAACAAGAAAGGGGAACCTCATGGCGAGGCTTTCCAAGGACGCACTTCTCAGTGCGAGTGACATCCGGCAGGAAGAAGTTGACCTGCCTTCCATCGGCGGTTCGGTGCTCGTTCAGGGCCTGTCCGCCGCATACTCCAACGAGGCTCAGTCCGAGGCCCTGGAGATGGTTACCTCTGGGCGCGAGCAGATCGCCCGCGTCAACACTCAGAAGCTGGAGAACCTTCAGGTGCTCCACGGCTTCGTTGATCCGAAGTTCGATTCACTCGCCGAGGTTGAGGCGTGGATGAAGAAGAACGGCCCCGCTGCCAAAACAGCGGTCGCCAAGATTGACGAGCTCTCCGGTATCGACAAGGAGGCCATCGTGGAAGCGAAGGCCAAGTTTCCGAGCAGCGGAGAGGATGCGGGCGGGGCAGACGTGGGTAATGGAACTCCCGCCAGGGGTGCCGGACCCGCTGTTTCTTCATGAGTTAGCACTGGAGATGGGCAAGAGCGTCCGAGAACTCTGCGAGAGCATGTCCGCCCACGAGCTTTGTGTGGAGTGGCCGGCTTTCTTCGAGGCCCGCAATCGGATGCGTGAACAAGAAGCACTTAAGCGGGCAAATCGTTGATCGGTTTGTCCGCTTTTTTCATTCCCTGAAAGGAGGTGGTTCCCTGTGGCAAGCACTATCGCTGCGCTAAACATCATGGTCAACGCCAACACGGGTTCGGCTATCGGCCAGTTGTCCTTGCTGGACAAGAAGCTGAAGGAATCGCTTGGCGTGGCTAACGCCACCTCCACGGGGATGACCGCGAAGCTCGGGCCTAAGATGGTGGCCGGTGCCGGTCTGGCCGCTGTCGGCGTGGCCGCGGTGGTCGCCGGCAAGCAGCTGTTCGACCTCGGCAAGGACCTGGACACCGCCTACGACAAGATCCGTGTCGGCACGGGCGCGACGGGCAAGCGTTTGGACAAGATGAAAGCGGACTTCCGTTCCGTTGCCAGCTCTGTTCCCGATGACTTCGACACCGTTGGGAAGTCCATCGCGGGGCTGAATACCCGACTTGATCTGAGTGGCAAGCCGCTTCGGAGGATGTCGCGGAACATGCTGAACTTGTCTCGGATCACCGAGACTGACCTCGAGGGCAACATCAAGTCGGTGTCCCGCGCTTTCCAGGACTGGGACGTGCCGGTGAAGAAACAGACCCGTTCGCTCAATGGTCTGTTCAGGCTGTCGCAGAAGGGCGGCGGTGATGTGAGCGAGCTGGCCGAGAACATCCAGAAGTTCGGTTCCCCCTTGCGGAACCTTGGGTTTGACATTTCCGAGGCTGCGGCAATGTTCGCGACGTTTGAGAAGGCGGGTGTGAACACGCAGACGATGGTTCCAGGCCTGAAGCTGGCTTTGGCGAACCTGACCGCCCCGACCGACAAGTTGAAGGGTTCCCTCGATTCGCTTGACGTGGCGATCGGTAATCCGAAGAAGGGTCTCCAGCAGGTTATGGACCTTCTGGGTGACAAGTCGAAGTTGAAGGCCACCGACAAGATCAACCTTGCGATGCAGGTGTTCGGCAAGCGGGCTGGTGCTGACATGGCGGAGGCGGTGAAGCAGGGGCGCTTCAACGTGGACAACATGGTTAAGACGTTCAAGCACGGTTCCGACACGATCGGCAAGACCACCAGGGACACAAATGATTTCGGCGAGAACATGGCGATCTTCGGCAACAAGATCAAGATTGCGTTCGCACCTTTGGCTGACGTTGTTTTCAATGCGGTCGGCAAGCTTTCCGCCGCTCTCGCTGGCCTGAAGATCAACCAGTAC